ATTCAACAATTTCTTTTTTATTCAATATATGGAACTGCAATGTTTTATTATACAAGTAAAAAATATTGGAATAACAATGCTAAAAGATACAAAAATAAAAGAACTAATGCCCCAAAACGCTAATTAAAGACATTAGTTCTTAAAAGTACATAGCTATACTTTCTTTATGTATTTTATCACGGATTTTTATTTTTATCAACAATAAAGTGCAAATATATTTAGGAAGAGAAGCGGAAAGGAGAAAGTATGTCAAATGAACAAAAGTTATTAACTATGAAAGTAACACATTTCTTTTTAGGAACATTAAGAATGAAGAATACATCAATAGGTTACTGTTACTGGATAGATGCCGTAATTTATTACATAAAAAAGTATGAGAAAGAAGAATATATATATTGTTTTGAAATAGACGAAATTTATACATACTTATCATATAAATACGATAAAGACTTCAAAAATATTGAAAAGCTAATGCGTTATGCAAGAGAAGGAAGTCAATATAAAGAATATTTTAAAACAAACAGATTAACAAATTCTCAATTTTTTATAAGATGTATAGATGAATTTATGCCGAACAAATTAGAAAAATTATTGTTTCATAAATAGCAGTGCTAAGTAGTACTGACAGTCGAAAGCACAAGAGAGGAGAACAAAAAATGGATTATGTTAGACAACTTGAAGAGTTTTATTCTTCGTTAGATTATAATAATTTATCTACTAATGCTATTGCAGTATATTCCGTTTTGCTACATATAGCTAGTAAGACTAAATTTTTAAAAGAATTTAACGTTGCTAATACTACTCTTATAAGCAAATGTAGTTTAACAATAAAACAGTTACAAAATGCGAGAAATGAATTAATTACAAAAAAATATATTGCTTACAAAAAAGGTAGAAACCAAAACGACGCTCCAAAGTATTCAATATCAATACTTTACAATGATGGCAATGTAAAAATAGGACAAACAGAAGGACAAGCACTGGGGCAACCACACAGGCAACCAGTAAGGCAAGCACTAGGGCAGCCACTGGGCTATATTAATACACTACACTATAACACTACACTAGACTTATTTTTTAATTATATAAATAATAGCGCGCAAGATTTTTTTGAAAATGGAAAAGATAAAATAAATCTTCAAGACAAAGCAATTATAGTTATGCATTTAAAAAAGCTAGGAGTATTTGTTGAAGATACACGAATACTAGAAGTGTTTACAGAAATTAAATTGCTAGAAATAAAAATATTTTATTGGGCGATTAAAGAAATATACTTTAGTGCATATAGAGTGTATTTAAATAAACTAACATATAACAATTTATGCCTTCGTTTTTTGAAGGCAAAAGAATATGTTGCTACAGAAGAAGGAATCGACTTAGAAAGGATGATAGCGTATTTTATTAAATGCTTACAAACAGAATTAAAGGAGGGAAAATAAATTATGAACAACATAGTAGAAAGATTAGAGTATTACAAGAGAAGGGAAAAACCAGAAAAATATACGCATTATAAAATTGAAGGACAGGGACCGAATCATTTATCAAAAGTAAAAAAAGAAAGAGATTATTATTACTATAAATGTGATTATTGCAACGAAGAAATAAAAATATTAAAAAATGAAAAAAATGTAGATGGCAATAATATAGCATCTGGAGGATTGTGGAAAGTACCACAATCATTAACACACGAAGATTGCAGTTTTTATTTAGTATTATGTAATAAGTGCTTAAAGCCAGTTGTAGAGCAATTTGAAAGAGTCGAACTGAGAAAAATAGAAAAATAAATTATAATCATATTCCAAAAATAGATTGAAAAGAGGTGCAAGATGAAATTCTATGATAAGTATCTTTATAGAGCTGCGGAAGAGATAAAAGTTATTGTTATTATACTATGTTTATTTTTTACAGGATATATTTTAGGAAGTATTGTTACAGTTAACTCAATAAAAAATGAAAGTAATAATTTTATTAATGAGTACGAAAGGAGAAATTATGTTAGAGAAGAAAACATATGAAATTGAAATAGATGAATCTATAACTGGAAAGCAAAGACCTAGAATGAATATTTATACAGGAAAAGCCTATACACCAACAAAAACAAAAAATTATGAGTATTTGGTTAAGCAAATATTTATAAATAAATATCCGAATTTTACACCGATTGAGGGAAGAGTGGCTATGACAATAATAGCGTATTTTGAAATACCAAAAAGTACAAGCAAAAAGAAAACAGCCGAGATGATTTGTGATGAAATAAGCCCAACTAAAAAACCAGACTGGGATAATATCGGAAAAATAGTAAGTGACGCATTAAACAAATTTGCTTATAAAGATGATTCACAAATAACAGATGTAAGGATATTTAAAAAATATTCAACAATACCAAAAGTAATTGTTAAAATATTAGAATACTAGAAAGAGGTGTAAAAATGGAAAGAATGATAATAGAAACTGGAAAAACAGAAAATTGTGTGCTAATTCCAGTTAATGAATATAGAGAGTTGTTAGAGATAAAAGGAAGATATTTAGAATTAAAAGAAAAAAATATAGTAGGAATACCTATAGATATGAAAGAAAGGAGAAACAAATGGTAATAGTATCATTTTTTGTAGGAATAGTAATTGGTTTTACTATGTCAGCAATATTAAATGCTTCTTCAGAAGCGGATAAGAAAAGTGAAATAGAAGTATCCACTTATAAAACTAAAAGTAAAATAGACCGTGTATTAATATCAAAAAATATTAGTGATGAAATAAAAATAGGGCAAGAATTTGTGGGAAAAGAAGCGGAAGTAGCAAAGCAAGCAATTGACTTTTTTAAGGGAAAATATATAGAAAGAAAATTATAAATTAAAAGAAATAGAGGAATAAAAGATGATAATAGTAAGTCAAGATAAGAAAAGTATTGTTATTATAGATAATGTTACAACTATTTGGATAGAGAATCCAGAAGAAAATGATAGTGAAAAATTCTCTATTGAAACATCTGCAGAAGTCGACAAATGCTTGGGATATTATGAAACTGAAGAAAGAGCAAAAGAAGTTTTAAAATCAATAAAAGCAGCTTATCAATCGAACAAAATATTAGAATGTTCAGAAAGTATAAGTCAAAATATAATAGCAGAAAAATTTTTGGAAATAGGTATGATACCATTTGAATATAACATGCCAGAAAAATAAAGAAAAGGAGATAGCAAATGATAGAAAAATGCAAGTGTGGAAGTAAAGAACTATTTATAGAAATACAAGGACAAAGAAGAGGTTTATATTGCGCAAAATGTGGAAAATGGCAAAAATGGATAACAAAACAAGAATTACAGGTAGCGAAATTCAAAGGAATTAAAATTATTTGGGGAGAAGAAAAAGATGACAGAAGATGAGATAAGAGAAAAAATAAAAAAATTAGAAATAAGAATGGAAGAATATTTAGAAATTGGAAATACAAAAAGAGCTAATATAATATCAAATGAAATAAGAAAATGGGAAGAATTATTATATAAAATTGATGGAAGTCTTTAAAAAAGAATCAGTAAGCTGGAAAAGTTTATTAAGTCAAAAGATTTATGGAAAAGTTATTTGAATTTTTAATTAGGTTAAGGAGGAAAGAATAACTATGGATTTAGATGATGAGGAGTTAATAGCGACAAGAAAACTACATGGGCAGAATGACGGATTATATGAAGATAAAACAATCTAAAGGGATAAAGAAATAGATATATTAATTAAAGCAAAGAGAAAACTAAGGGAAGAGTATTATTATCAGAGCGAGAGAAAGATAAGAAAAAAATAGAAGAACAACAAGAAAAAATAAATTATTTAGAGAACAATAGAAAACAAGTAAAAGAGCAAATACAATCAGCAGAAATAGAACTAAGTTTTGCAAAAGATATGCTGACGGATATTTAGGGGGGTAGAAGATGAAAGTAGCTAAAAATATAAAATTAGAACAACTTAAAACACATGGCTTTAAATATGGAGCAAGAGAAAAATTTATATATAAGACAAAAGAAAATGGTTTGGAAGCAAGAATATATGTAGATTTACAACCTTGTCACAATAAAAATAATCATCTATATATAGAAAGTGATAGTCATTCTATACCAGATAAAATAATAAATAAAATATATGATTTAACAAAAGAAGGATTAATAGAAAAAGAATAGGAGGAATAATACATATGAGTTTTGAAAGAAAACTAAATAGGAATAAATTAAAAAAAGCACAAGGAAACAATAAAATAAGAAATGCTTGGAAATATTTTCAAAAGCAAAAAAATAATAAAAAATAAATAAGAAGCGGAAAGGAGAGAATATGGAAGAATTAACAAAAGAAATTATTCATAAAATAGAAAGTGATCTAAGAAGCGGCTGGATTAGGAATTACATCAAATACATATAAAGACTTTAAAACTTATGATTTCAAATCATTAGTAGAAAAGAGTGCAGAATATGATGAAGAAATAAAAAGAAAAATAATTGCTATAGAAAGTGTATATGATAAAAGATTAAGTGAAAAAAGAAAAAAGTTAATAGATTTAAGATATTTTCAAAATGAACCTAGATATGTAGTAATGCAAGAGTTAAATATAAAAGATAAAAACGAATACTACAGAATTAGAGACTGGGCAATGTTGTCTTTGGCTAGAGTATTAGGTTACTTAAAAGACGAATAAAAATAGTTAGACAAAATAGAGACAAAACAAAGACATTTTTATAGACAAAAAATATATGTCAAGCTATAATACAAGTAATCCCAGAAATGGGAACCCCGAAAAATTCCTACAAGAAAAACGTCAGAAATGGCGTTTTTCTTTTTGTAATAAAACTTGAAAGGAAGTTGTTTGTGCAAGAATACGCGGAAAAATTTTATAAGTCAAAAGCATGGCAAAAATGTAGAGAAGCTTTTATAAACAGTTTGCCAAGTAAATTATGTAATAGATGTAATGAAAGACCAGGAAAAATAGTACATCATAAAACACCAATTACACCTAACAATATAGATAATCCATATATTACATTAAGTTTTAGTAATCTTGAATATTTATGCCAAGAATGTCATAATGACGAACATTTAAAAAGAGGTGCGGTAAGACAAGAAGTAGAGTTTGATAGTGATGGCAATTTAATAAAAAGAGATGTAGTTAATTCAGAAAATATATATTTACCATTCATTACAAAACCTATAAATAAAAAGGTATATATAATATGTGGAGCTCCTGGAAGCGGAAAGACAACATATGTTAATGAGAATTCTAAAAGTGATGATATAGTAATTGATTTAGATAAAATAATAATGCAGTATACAAACAAACCTTTATATAGTAATACAGAAAAGTACATTAAGATAGCAATAAAAAGAAGAAATGAAATATTAAATAATTTAAACTTTTATCAAAGTAATATAGTTTGGTTTATAGTTTCTGCTCCAACAGCTATAGAAAGAAAGCATTGGAAGGAACAATTAAATGGAACTATTGCATTGATAGATACAAGCAAAGAAGAATGTTATAGAAGAATTGAGAATGACAACTTAAGGTCAAATAATATTATGAAATATAAAATTGCTATCATGAACTGGTTTATGAATTTTACTGATGGATATATAGATTTAAAAATACCCCCCCAGATAAAATCTAAAAATTATTTATAGGAGACCGTAGGAGAGGCAACCTCCAAAAAACATAAAAGTCATTTCTATACGAGGGGGGTATTAATAAAAGGAAGTAGGTGAAAGTATTGAAAAAAAAGGAAAAGCAAGCAATAAAAGAAGAAAAAATTAAGCAATTTAATACAATATTCGAAAATGTAAAAGGAAACAAGAGAACATTGATAGATGGCTTAATAGAGCAAGCTTGCTTTGTTTATGTTCAACTTAAAGAATTAAATGAAATTATTGAAAAAAATGGAGTAGTTGAAAAATTTAAGCAAGGAAAACAACAATTTAATAGAGAACAACCAGCTATGAAAAGTTATAATTCTTTATTAAAAAATTATAATGCAGTAATAAAAGAACTGTCAGAATTTTTACCACCAGGAAATGCAATACCTACTGAAGATGAATTCACCAGATATAAGCAAAGCAGAAATAAATGAATTATATAAAAGAATACTATAAAAAAATTGAAACTGGTGAAATAAAAGTATCCAGAAAAGTTAGAATTGTATATGAAAAGCTGGTTAAGGATATAGATAGTCCAAAAACAATAAAAATATATAATGAAGATACTGAAGAAACAGAAGAACATAAATATATTTTTGATGAAGATAAAGCTTTAGATGCTGTAGAATTTATAGAGAAGTTCTGTAAACATAGCAAAGGAAGAAAATGGGCTGGGCAACCTTTCATTTTAGAACTTTGGCAAAAAGCTTTTGTGTCTGCGATTTTTGGTTTTATAGATTCAGAAACAGGATTTAGAAAATATAAAAAGGTAATTTTATTCATTGCAAGAAAAAATGGAAAGTCAACACTAGCTGCTGCAATTGGTTTATATATGTTATTAGCTGATAATGAACCAGGAGCAGAATGTTATTCTATTGCAACAAAAAAGGATCAAGCTAAAATTTTATGGCAAGAAGCAAAAAGAATGATAAAAAAGAATCCAGTTCTTCTAAAAAGAGTAAAGCCACTCATTGCAGAATTATACTATGAAGAAGAAGAGGCAGTTTTTAAACCATTATCTTCAGAATCTGACTCTTTAGATGGATTAAATGCTTCTTTTGTTGCAGCAGATGAAGTTCATGCTATGAAAGATAAAAATTTGATTGACGTTACATATGATTCTATGGATTCTAGAGACCAACCAATTTTCTTAGAAACATCAACAATGGGAACTATAAGAGAAAATGTATTTGATAGTGAATATGAATATGCTACTAATATTATAAATGGATACGTTGACGAAAATTCTGATTTTGTAGATGAGACATTATTAGCAATTATATATGAACTTGACTCAAAAGATGAATGGACAGATGAATCTTGCTGGATAAAAGCAAATCCAGGCTTAGGAACAATAAAGAAAGTTAAAGGATTACGAGACAAAGTAGCAAGAGCCAAAATAAAACCAGATGAATTAAAAAATCTACTATGCAAAGATTTCAATATAAGAGAAACAAGTGTGTCAAGTTGGTTATCATATGATGAACTTAATAATGAAGAAACATTTAGTTTAGCAAAAATGAAAGTTAAATATGGAATCGGAGGAACTGACTTATCAAGAACAACTGATTTAACAGCAGCTAAAGTTATATTTATGATTCCAGGGCAAGAAAAGATATATGTTCTACAGCAATATTGGTTACCAGAAGATTTATTAGAAAAAAAAGTAAAAGAAGATAAAATACCTTATGATAAATGGGTAGAAAGAGGACTTTTAAGATTAGTACCAGGAAATAAAATTCATCCTAAAGAGGTTACTAAATGGTTTTTAGAAATTAGAGATGAATATGGAATATATTTGCCATGGATAGGATATGATGCCTGGTCAGCTGAATATTGGGTAGAAGAAATGTGTGGATATTTTGGAAAAGAAGCAATGATAGATATATACCAAGGAAAAAGAACATTATCATCACCTATGCAAAATTTGGGGGCGGATCTTCGCTCAAAATTAATAGTATATAATAACAACCCTATAGACAAATGGTGTCTAAGCAATACAAATGTTGACATAGATAAAAATGGAAACATGCAACCAGATAAAAGTAGAAACCTAAGATTACGTATAGATGGAACGTCTGCATTATTAGATGCTTATACAGTATTAGAACTAAAGAAAAATGATTATTTAAATATGATTGCAGCTTAAGAGGAGGATAAACAAAAAATGAAAATACGAAGCATGTTAGAAAATATATTTGGAAATAAAAAGCCAAAATATAAATATATAAATACATACAAGATGCTGAATGATAGTAGTTCAGCATTTTATAATTGGAATGGAAAAATATATGACAGTAGTGTTGCCCGAACCGCCATAGGAACAAATGGAATCAATGCTGGGAAATTAAATCCGAAACATATAAGAAAACATGAACAAACAATAGAAATATCTCCTAATAATAATATTAAAAATTTATTAATATATCCAAATCCATTTATGACAATGTTTGATTTCTTGCAAAAAATGATGATTCAAAGAGAAGAAAATAATAATGCTTTTGCTTATATAGATAGAGATAAAAATGTTCCAGGTATGAATGGAATATTAGGAATCTACCCTTTAAATTGTTCTTCAGTAGAATTATATGAAGATGAAGAAAACAATTTATATATAGAATTCAGATTTAGAAATGGGCAGACAAAATTTGCATCATATAACGATGTTATACATATAAGAAAACATTTTAATGAAAATGATTTTTGGGGTGCTAACAATTCTAAAGTTCTAAGTCAAACATTTGAAGTAATCAATACTACATCTCAAGGAATACGAAATGCTATAAAGAATACTTCATTCTTAAGAGGAATATTAGAATTTAAAAATGTATTACAACCAGATGATGTTGAGAAAAATGTAAAAGATTTTTCTGAAAGGTATTTGAGTATTAACAATAAAGATGGAATTGCATATACCGACCCAAGATATTCTTTCCATGAAACTAAACAAGATCCATATATTCCAAACAAAGCACAGATGGACTATAGCAAACAAGAATTATATGAATATTTTAATACTAATGAAAAAATTATAAAAGGAAACTACACAGAAGAAGAGTGGATTGCTTATTTTGAAACAACAATTGAACCATTTTCTATACAAATGAGTCAAGAAATGACTAGAAAGATATTTACTCCAACTGAGCTTACATACGGGAATGAAATTATACTAGAAGCAAACAGATTAGCTAATGCATCAAATGACACTAAAATAACAATTTGTAAAGATTTAGGACATTTATTTACTATAAATGAACAAAGAGAGATTTGGAATAGAGGCCCTGTTCCAGATGGAGATAGACGTTTGCAGTCATTGAACTATGTCAATGCTGATAAAGCAGACGAATACCAATTAAACAAGGAGGAATAGAAAAATGGATAAACCAAATAATGAGGCGATGCTAAAAAGATTAAAAGATAACAGAATGTATAGAATTTTTAGTGATTTACGAATTAGAAGTGAAGAAATACAAAATGAAGATGGCACAACACAACAAGAAATGATTGTAGAAGGACAAGCAGTAACATTTGAATCAGAAACAGTCTTATTCAAATGTGGAGATACAGAATATAAAGAAATTATTGACAGAAATGCTTTTTCAGAATGTGATATGTCAGATGTAATTTTTAATTACAATCATAGTGGAAAAGTAGTAGCAAGAACGAGAAATAAAACTTTAGAACTATTTTTAGATTCAAATGGATTAAACATAAGAGCAAGACTTGATGGAACAGAAGAAGGTCGAAAACTATATGAAGAAATCAAAGGTGGATACATAGATAGAATGAGTTTCTGCTTTACTGTTAAGGAAGAATCTTACAACAAAGAAGAACATCTATGGAGAGTTCTAAAAGTAGATAAATTATATGATGTCAGTGCGGTGGATATTCCCGCTTATGATACAACTTCAATTTCTTCAATTTCGGCAAGGAGTTCTCGCTTGGCGGTAGCTGAAAAAGAACAAAAAGCTCTGGAGAGAGCCCAATTGCGAAAAGAAGAAAATAAAAAAAATTTATTTAAAACATATTAAAGAAAGGAAAAGATGAAGTATGAATGAAAAATTAAGAAAAATTTTAAAAAGAAAGGCTGAAATAAGAGCAAAATTAAGTGCAAACATTGAGGGGACAATCGAATTAACAGAAGAAGAAATAAAGGCATTAAATGGAGAATTAGAAGATTTAAACAAAGAAGAAGAGGCAGCTTTAGAGGAAGATGAACAAGAAAAAGAAAGAAATAAAGCAGCTGCTATGACAGATGCGGCTTCTGGAAAAGGTGAAATTACTTTAAGAAAAATTGATAAACCTGGGGAGGAAAGAAGAATAAATAATTCTAAAACAGAATTAAGTGAAGAAGAAAAAAGCAAAAGAGGAAAAGCTTTAAGAGAGAAAAGAGCAATTACTGTAGATAATAGTAAAATTGCTTTAGCAACTCATACTGCAAAAGGAGTAACAGATACTTTCAATGAAGTATCTACACTTATTGATTTAGTAACTATTACTCCACTAGAAGGAGGAGAATCATATCAAAGAGGATATGTAAAATCTTATGGAGAAGGCGGAAAAACTACAGATAAGAAGTATAAAAAAGTAGAAACAATATTTGGATATGCAGATATTAATAAACAAAAAATAACAGCATATTCAGAAGAGCCAGAAGAAATTAAAAAGTTAGCAGATGCAGATTATCATGACAAAATTGTAAATGGTATGAATGTTGCCGAAAAGAAAAAAATGTCTAAATCAATATTAGTTGGTGATGGAAGCACAGGAGAATTTCAAGGAATATTTAGCAATCCTTCTGATTCAGAATTTGCAATTGAAAAAGAAAAAGATTTAGCTATTTCAAAAATTGATGACACAACACTAGACGAAATCGTATATAGTTACGGTGGAGAAGAAGATACAGTAGCAGATGCTTGCTTAATCTTAAATAAGAAAGATTTAAAGGCATTTGCAAAAGTTAGAAATGCTGATGGTAAAAAAGCATATAAAATTGTAAATCATGGAAATACAGGAACAATTGATGATGTACCATATGTAATCAATTCAGCTTGTAAAGTTTTAAGCGATGTAGCTACAGCAAAAGATGATTATTGTATGGCTTATGGTTCATTAAAGAACTACGAAGTCGGCGTATTTTCACCATTAGAAATAAAACAAAGTGAGGATTATAAGTTCGAAGAAGGACAAATTGCTCATAAAGGTGTTATTTTTGCTGGTGGTAATGTAGTAGCTTGGAACGGATTTGTAAGAGTAAAAAAAGGTGAAACAACAAATTCAGTAAAAGTAGAAGAGGAAGAAATTATATAAGGAAGAGAGGATTTTTAAATGGAAGTATTAGTAAAATATCAAGCACAGAAAAATTTTAAAGATAAAGTTACAAAAAAAGAAGTAAAGTTAAATGATGTTTTAGAAGTTAGCATTGAAAGAATGAAAGAACTAAATGCTAAGAATGCAGGTAGAGTAATAGACATAATAATAAAAGACAATGAAAAAGACGGGAATAGTACAGAAGAAAAAGATACAACTAAAGATGAAAATATAAAAGAAGACTTAGGAGTAAAAGAAACTAAATGTTCAAGAGAAGATTTAGAAAAAATGACAGTAAATCAATTGAAAGATTTTGCTGAAGAAAATAAAATAGAACTAACAAAAGAGAAGAAAACAGAAATCATAGAAGAAATTTTAAATAATTTTTAGGAGGAAGAGATATGTCAAATAGTAAGATTTTAAATATACAAGAATTAAGAGATGCAGTTGGATTAACTATATCTGACTTTGATACTGAGTTAAAACAGCTAGAATCTAGTGCTATAAAACAGCTTGAACTATGTGGCATATCTCCTTTTAAAATAATAAAAGATGATAATTTTATTGTTACGACTATCCTAGCATATGTAAAAGCAAATTTTAGATTTACAGATAAAGATATTGCATTAAGATTTCAAGATGTTTTTGAAAAAAATAAAAATTTCATGAGGTCTACAATAGAATATACATCAGAAAGTAGTGAGAAAAAATGAATGAAGTAATATATCTACTACAAATAGAAAATACAGAAAATGAAATAGGAGACCCATTAAGAATCCCAAAAAAAATAAAAAGGTATGCAGAAAAATTAGAAATTGGGCAAAAAGAATTTTATCAAGCAGCAACTACATCTTTGAAACCAGAAATTAAATTTGCAATATGGAAATATGAATATAATGACGAAATGTTTTTAGAGTATAAAGAAAGAAATTATAAAATAATTAAAACTTATGAGAGAAAAACAGACGAAAAAATAGAATTAACTGCAACTAGTGTTACTAATAAGGAGGTAAACGCATATGTCGATTCCGAGTCCAATAAAAATCAATAAAAACGGAGTAGAATATATAAGTCAAGTAGACAGAACAAAATATACTTTAAAACAATTAGTTCATGCAGCTAATAAAGATGTTGGAAAATTAATAACTAGAAGAGCTAAAAGTAAAATTCGCAGAAGAAGAGGAATAGGAAGAAAATATACGCAATATTGGGCTAGAAAAGATGGAAGTCTACTTGTCGGCTATAAACCACCTGCTTTTTATTTAGGATTTGAGGAACTAGGTGCTGACAATAGAAAAAAATTAGCATATTTAGTCAACACAGTACAAGAAGAGAAAAATGAAATCAGAAAAATCCAAGGAAAATATATAAAATCTATTGAAGATGAAAATAAAGCACTTGGATTGATAAATGAAGAGGAGGAACAAGAATAATGGACAAACCTAGAATTTTCATAAGAAAAGAAATAAAAAAAGAGATAGACCCATTAGTTCATTTATATTTTTTAAATGCTCATCCTGATTCTCAATTTCCATATGCCGTTTCAGATATTAAAGAAGGTAATGACGAAGTAAATATACCTTATTACTTAGAAATAGAAATACAAGATGAAAGTAATAATACTACAGAAATAGAAAACATTTGTGATGATTTAAAAAAATTGTTAGATAGAAAAAAAGAAGTGAAAGATAACTATGCATACGTTATCTTTTTTAATGGTTGTAATACTAAAATTGATGAAGAAAAATTTATAAAAGTCAAAGTATTAACTTTTGAAATAAAAATGTATCAATATGATATATAGAAAGGAGAGATATAGATGCTAGCTACAAAGTTGACCAAAGAAATGGTAGAAAATATTCAAATTGACCATGGAATAATATATGAAAATTACGGAGAGGAAAACCAAAAACTTATTGGACCAACAAGAGGAGGGGGCAATTTTAAAGTAGAAAGAACATATAGAACTATTGAATATGATGGAATGAAAGGAGACACTCAAGGACTTACTACAGTTGATGATGAAAATGCTACATTAACAGTTAAAACATTAAATGCCTCACTAGATACGTTCGCAGAAAAATTGCCGGGAGCTAAGATAACAAGAGAATCTTCAGGTCAAAAAATAACAAAAATAGAATCTGGTAGTTTAGGAATAATACCGGATGATGCATACATAAAAAATGTAACAATTTTTGCACAATTAATAAATGGAGAGTTTAGGAAAATAACTATTTATAGAGCATTAGATAAAAATGGACTTGATTTTTCTGCTGTACAAAAAGCAGAGGGAGAAATTGAGATGGCTTATAGAGCACATCATAAATATGATAATAATGAAGATCCAATTTATTCTATAGATACTATAGACTCAATTGAGATGGAGGTAATATAGATGAAATTAACTATAGATTCAATATGTTTAATAAGTTCTATTATAGATAAAATAGAAATAGATGATAAATTCATAAATGAAATGATAGAACTAGGTAGAACAGCAAAAGAAAAAAGTAAAGAAAATGCAGAAAAAATTCAAATGCAAATAGGAATGAAAATAGTTATAAAATTAGGTAAAAAATTACATGAAGTCAGAGATGATTTAGTAAAATTTGTTGCAAATTATAAAGAAATATCTGAAGAAGAAGCAAAAAAAGTAGATATAAAAGACATAGTAAAAGAATTAATATCCGATAAAGATTTTGTAAGTTTTTTCAAACAAAAAGTTATGTCAGAATAGAAGAAAAATTACATTTGTTAAATAAATACTATGGCATAACTAATATAAAATACTATCCGCTAAGAAAATTAGCGGATTTTTTAAATTATGCTTACGAAAGAGAAGTATATGAAAAATGGAGCTCTTTATATCCTTTCATGGAATGTGGACTTATGCAATATGTAAGTTTCAAAGAATATAAAAACAAAATAAAAGAGAATATGAAAGTAACAACAAACAACTCAAAATTAACAGATGAAGAAGTATTAATACAAGGAATGAAAATGGTTAGAGCTTATGAAAATCAACAAAATGGGGCAGGTGAAAAGTAGATGGAAATATTTAAACTGTTTGGGAGTATTTTTGTTGATACTACAGAAGCAGATGAAAACATAGAAAAAACAGGTAAAAAAAGCGAAGGATTAGCAGGAAAACTAGGTGGAATAGCAAAATCTGCAGGAAAATGGGCTTTAGGAATTGGAGCTGCAACTGTCACTGTCGCATCTTCTATTGGAGGTATGGCAGTAAGTACAGCACAAGATATAGATAAAGCAGTAGACAGCTATATAGTAGCTACAGGAGGAGCTCAAGAATCTACTGAACAATACCAAAAAGTTTTAGAAAATATCTATAAAAACAATTATGGAGAAGATTTTCAAGATATTGCGGATAGTATGGCACAAGTAAAACAACAACTTGGAGATATAAGTGATGAAGAATTACAAAATGTTACAGAAGATGCTTTAGCACTAAGAGACAGCTTCGACTTTGAAGTAAACGAGAGTGTAAGAGCTGCTAAAATGCTGATGGACCAATTTGGACTTTCATCAGAAGAGGCTTACAATTTAATTGCACAAGGTGCACAACAAGGGTTAGATAAAAATGGAGACTTATTAGATTCTATTAATGAATATTCTGTACACTTTAAAAATGCTGGTTTAAATGCTACAGATATGTTTAACACTTTCAAAAGTGGTGCTGAGAGTGGAGCGTTTTCAATTGACAAAATAGGTGATTCTATCAAAAAAATGGGTATCAGAATGAAAGATGGTACTGCAAATGAAGCATTAACAACTATGAAATTAGATGCAGACGAAATTACATCTGCATTTGCTGAAGGTGGAGAACGTGCTTCATGGGCATTTGGCGAAGTAATAAATGGATTAAATAATATACAAGACCCACTGCAACAAAATCAAGCAGGTGTACAGCTATTTGGAACTATGTGGGAAGACTTAGGTGCAGAAGCAGTGTTAGCAATGACTCAATATGGAGACCAGTTCAACGAAACTATAGACACAATGGACCAACTAAAAGAAGTTAAATACGATAATTTAACAGATATGTGGGAAGCTTTAAGAAGAAATGTGGAAATGCTAGTATTACCTTTGGGAAATTCCTTAATGCCAATTCTAACACAAGTAATACAACTAATTGTTGATAATATGCCCACAATTCAAGGAATGATAGAGCAAATAGCACCTGTTATTTCTAGTATGTTTACACAATTATTACCTCCGTTGATGGAGTTAATACAATCGATTATGCCTGTTCTCTTGCAATCAATTCAGCAGCTATTACCATTTTTTACACAAATTATACAAACTATATTGCCAGTATTTGTTCAACTTATTCAAATGTTATTACCGCCAATAGTTCAAATAGTACAAGCTGTATTACCTATTTTAATACAATTATTACAGCCTATATTATCATTATTACAGCCACTAATTAACTTATTACAACCAATTATTAATTTATTTATGACATTGCTACAGCCTTTGTTAGAATTAATAAACATGATATTACCGCCGTTAATTTCTTTATTCACAGAAATTATTAATTTTATACTACCACCTTTGCAAACTGCACTATCTGTAGTAGCTGAAATACTGGGAGGAGCTTTTAAAGGAGCATTTGATGCAATAAAGCCAATTTTAGATAATGTGATAAATATTTTTAAGAATATTATAGACTTTGTTAAGAATGTTTTTACAGGAAACTGGCAAGGAGCATGGGAAAATGTAAAGAATATTTTTAAAAACATAGCAGATGGGTTAGGAAATATATTCAAAGCACCAATTAATTTTATTATAGGAATAATAAATGGATTTATAAGAGGTTTAAACAGTATTAAGATTCCAGATTGGGTACCAGGAGTTGGAGGATTTGGAATAAACATTCCGGAAATTCCAAAATTAAAAGCTGGTATAGATTATGTTCCAGAAGATGATTTTCCAGCTTTTCTGCATAAAGGTGAGAGAGTATTAACAAAAGAGCAAAACGCAGAATATAATAAAAATCTTCAACAAGCTAGTGGTAATACAATAAATGAAGAAAATAAAAATGAAACAATAAACGAAGGAAATATAATAATAAACATTGAAAAATTTGTAAACAATACAGATAAAGATATTCAAACTCTAGCAGAAAATTTAGCGTTTTATTATAAAAGTAAGAAAATGGCGAAAGGAGGTGCTTATTAATGGGAGTACCTTTTTTTATTTTTAATAATATTAACAGTAAGGAAAAAGGTATTTTAGTTAATAATTTACCTCCAATTTCTAAAGCCGAAAGAAAATATGAAGAATTAGAAATACCAGGACGAAACGGAAAGCTATACATAGATGAAGAGTGCTATAATACGTTCATATATACTATAACTTGTACTCTTATGTCAGATTCAAATATTAGAGAAATTTCTAAATGGTTAAATGGTACAGGAAAGCTAATATTATGTACTGAATTAGACAAAATATATGACGTTTTAATTAAAGACCAGATAGACTATGAACAAACATATAGAATATGCAATCAATTTGAAGTGAATTTTGAAGTACAACCAGTTGCAAAATCTGTATTAGAGAAAGAAATCAATTTAAGCAAAGAAAGTTCATTAATAATAAAAGAATCTACATATCAAATTAAGCCATATATTAAAGTATCTGGAAACGGAAATATCACATTAACAATAAACAATAATAGTATAAATCTAAAAAATATAGAAGATTATATAGAACTGGATTGTGAACTAGAAGAAGCCTTTAAAAATAATGAAAATTGTAATAATAAAGTAGAATGTGAAAATTTTCCAATTCTTTTTCCAGGAGAAAATTATTTTTCTTGGACAGGCAATATAACTAATCTACAGATAAAATATAAGGAGGCTTTTATATGATAAATCTATATGAATCTACTTGTGAAGATTTTAATAATAATGGTATTGCTTCTTTAAAAGATACTATAAAATGTGAAATTACAGAAGAACTAAATGGAGAATATACAGTAGATTTTGAATATCCTAGAAAGTCGAAATATTCAGAACAAATAGATAATGATATGATTATTAAAATTGATGCAGGGGTTACAGAAAGACAGCTATTTAGGATAAAAGGATATAATAAAGATTTATCTACAATAAAAGCTACTCCACAGCATATTACATATGATTTAATAGATAATGCTCTTGATGATGTTTATCCTCAAAATCTTAATGGAAATGCAGCTATAGATTGGATATTAACACATACACAGTATAATCATAAATTTAAAGGATATTCAAATATTAGTACTCAAGCTACAGCTAGATATGTTAGAAAAAATCCAATTGAAGCTATTATAGGTGATTTAGATAATAGTTTTGTAAAAGTTTGGGGAGGAGAATTAGAAAGAAATAACTATAATATAAGAGTGCTATCTAAAAGAGGAGAAGATAGAGGATATAAAATAAAATATGCTAAAAATTTAACAGGTATAGATTTTACAAAAGATGATACATCAGTTATAACGAGACTCCGTCCAGTGGGATATGATGGACTTTTGTTGCCAGAAAAGTATGTAGATAGTTCTTTAATTAATAACTATCCTCACCCAAAAATTGGAGAAATAGAGTATTCAGATATAAAAGTAAAAGAAAATAAAGAAGATGACGGATTTGATACGCTTGAACAATGTTATGCTGAACTTAGAAAAAGAGCAAAAGCTGAATTTGAAACTAATAATATTGATAAACCATCTATTAATGTTAAAGTAAAATTTATAGAGTTGTCTAAAACTACAGTGTATAAAGACTACAAAATTCTTACAGACGTAAAGCTTGGAGATACCGTATATGTCATATTAGATGATATGAAAATTGCTGTACGAGTCATAAAAACCGTATATGATTCGTTACTTCATAGATATACTTCACTTGAATTAGGAAAGTTTAAAGATAATTATATTAGTGATACAGATAAAAATGTGTCTAGTACTGTTAAAAAAGAGTTAAAAACTATAAGTAATGATATTTTATTAACTGCCCAGAAAGATGCAACAGAATTGATTTTAAAAGCAACTACAGGATATGTTGTTTTAAGACCGAATGAAATTTTAATTATGGATACAGATAGCACAAATACAGCTAAAAAAGTATGGAGATGGAACGTAAATGGATTTGGATATAGTTCAACAGGTATTAATGGTCTATACGGCACAGCAATTACGATGAATGGGGCAATTGTAGCAGATTTTATAACGGCTGGAACAATAAATGCAAGTCTAATAAAAGCTGGAACAATGAGCTTAAACAGATTGCTAGGAGATATATTATCTCTTGGAGGAAGCGGAAATAAAAATGGTAAGATAGAAATAAAAAATGCTTCTGGAAATACTATGGCTGTTTTAGATGTAAATGGATTAACATTATCAAATGGTGCTAAATTATTTGGAGGTAATGGAGTCTTAAGCAATTTTCAATATATTTCTAGTGGAAATTACAAAGGTTTTGATTTGCTTGGATATTCAGCAAATTTTTATGGGTCTTCTTCAAACATTGAGTATACATATGGTGATGTTGTTTTAGATGTGTATATTCCTTCAGATTTTATTATTACTAGTGCATATGTTTTGTTACAACATACTCCTGTAGCATGGACAGGATATGATGAAGCACTTGGAAAAGATTATAACACTTGGGGATATGCAAGAAACATTAAATTATATAAGGCAACAGGAAATCAAAATTATAAATTTGATATGACATATTTATCAAGTTTTGATTTGTATACAAGGTCTTTAAGTGTTAGCGAGATATCCGGAGCATTTGGAAATAATGGTTGGACACCAGGCACTCATAGTGGTGCGATTTATGAAACAAAACAATCAATAGATATAAAATCATCATTAAGAAATGGTTATCAAAAGCTAGTTGTTCGTTGTGCAGATGGTAATCTTCCAACAAATTTTACGAATGCAGCTCAAAGAACTGGCGTCGGAAGAGCAATATTAAATGTTCTAGGATATAAAAGCTAAATACAAAGTGAGGTGATAATAAGAAAATGAAAAGAGAATTAGAAATAATTGTAGATTTAAAAGTACAGCAGTATAACCCTATAAAATTAAAACAATTTGATAGTACCAGGATAAAGTTTAAAGTCATAAATGATGGAACTAGTTTTTCTCTGGAAGGATTTACTTCAAGTCTGATATTTGAAAAACCTGATTACAAAATTGTTTATCAGGACTGTACAGTAGATGAAGATATTATTATAGCCGATTTATTAGAAAATTGTTTAAGACAAAGCGGAAAAGCAAATATAGAACTTCAAATTTTAGAAGGAGAAGATATAGTATCTACTTTTAAGATACCAATTTTTATAGAAGAAAGTGCAAAAGAAAATGTTAAAAGTGATAATACTCCTAATTATATAGAAATTCTTGAAGAGGCAATAGTAAAAGAAAAAGAGAGACAAAAAAGTGAGAAACAAAGAAAAGAAAATGAGACTAATCGAATAAAATCAGAAACAGAAAGAACAAATGCCGAAAATATAAGAAGTACAAATGAAACTACAAGAAAAAAAGCGGAAGATACAAGAAATACAAATGAAACTGCAAGAGAGAAGTCTGAAACTTATAGAGAAAATAATGAAAAAAATAGGAAAAGCAATGAAGAGAAAAGAATAGATGCAGAAAACAAAAGAGCCTCTAGTTATGATTTAATAAAAACTTATGTTGATAATCATGCTATTATTACACATAAATATAAAATGATTTTAACAGATACAGTTGAAGCAGGTACAGAAATCATGCTACCTTTTTATTATAAAATAGGTGCTGGAGTTCTAGATGTATTTTTTAATGGAGAACGCCTTTTATTAAGTTCTGACAGTGTAGGAACAAATGGACACTATCTAGAAGTAGGAGAAAATGGCAGTATAAGTAATATTATAAAAATAACGGAAGACTGGTCTTGCAAAATTGGAGACTATTTTGAATTTATTGTAAGAGGTGAGTATAGTAATGATACCTGAAAATTTAAAAAATAAGATTGTTAATACAACTATAGATATATCACAATATATAAACGATGAATATTTTAGTATAAACAATAATGTAGCGTATTTGGTGAAAATTGGCAAACTGAGAATGATTAAATTAGACGTGACACTAAAAAAGGAAATAAATACAGATATATATATATT